AGCAGCTGCTAGTTCCCTGACTTTATCAACCAGAGCGCCGTGACCGACGGTAGGAGGATTCATTCTACCAAAAGCGAACACATGTTCCTTATCGCCTTCTTCTGTCGGAGTGGCGTCCGGTTCGCCTTTACCTCTGTTGTTAGCGAAATTGAGTCTGCTGAACTCTGCTCTATCAACCAGCTTCGTAGGTTTACCGTCTCTGATTGAAACAAACCCTTCAGGCTTGACCTGTTTACCGCCGACCGTGTTTTCAAACTCTGTAGGGTTGCCTAGAGCTTTTACCAGAATGTCTTTTGCGGCTTGTAGATGATGATGGAGATCGAAAGCTGACTTGTATTTTTCTTCGTTTGTTTTCAGGTCGTCTATGAGTTCGTTATATGCGCCAGCTTTCTTTTCTTTGGCTGCTTCTGTCTTCAGTTTCTCTGTTTCTTTGTTTCGTTTGTCTTCAAGAAACTTCATGTAATCTTTTACGTTTGGTGTAGTTCCGTCTCTAACGGTTTGATTGATGTATGGTTTGATGAATGTATCGTGTTTGCTTAGAGATTCTAGAATGTCAGTACCGGTATTTCTGTATGCTTCATCCGCAGCTTCTCTATGTTTAGCGTATTCAGCTTGCATAGCTTTAGTGTATTTTGACTTGCTCGTATCGTTGACTTCTGGATTGACTAGGTTTACGTCTGGGTCTTGTTTGAACTTTGAATGATCAACATCGAATCCTGCCTTCATATCGGCAAGATTTTTTCCTTTGTATTTCGTATGAACAACAAATCCTATCTGAGAAGCTGCTATCTTTCTACCTTGTGCGCTGTCTTTATCGGCTGAATATGTAATCGTGTTGGGGGCAAACTTGTATTTGTCGTTTTCATCTTGAACATCTGGTTTCTCGTAAAGAAAATCGCCTTGATATACACCACCTTCTTTCGGCATAACTTTTTGAAGATGCGCAAGAGCCACTTTCAACTTAGCAACAAGACCAGGAGCATGACCGTGGTTCTGCTCGATATCTTTATCTGTGTAGTTGATTTTTGGATTTTTGTTGAATGCTGACTTCGAGGCTACAAAAAACTTACCATTCTCTGGATTGATACCGAACACAATTGAAGGCGAACCGTCATACTTTGTTGTGATCTTAGACTTAGATTTACCGCCAGTAAGAAGGCTGTGAAGATCATCTAGGTTGTCGGCAGCATGCGCAACACCCGCATCTCCTCCATGAATGATATGATCCTCAGCATGTTCAAGATGTTTTAGTTTGTCAACATCGAGAGATTCAACTAGGAATGTAGAGAATGTTAACATTACATGAACGCTCTAAGGATTGGATCTGTAGATAACTTTCTAACGTCAATTTGTGATTTACTACCTGACGATAATGGACAAAGATTGTATGGCGATTTCGATATTCCATAAAACTGTAAAGTCATAACAAACTGATAGTCTCCACCGCCTTTGTATTGACAACGAACTCTTATTTTGCATTTTGCGGCATTTGAAAAATCTGGTATTGATGTCAAACCTTGTTTAGTGAGAGTACTACTCAATTTTAAAGGGTCAGAGCCGTTCAACAAATAAAATCCGTGAGTTCCGACATTTATGTAATGACATTTCTTTTCATTATAATAATCAGAAACTGCTTTACCGCCGACATCGATATGAATTTCGTTGTCTTTTCCAAATTGTTTTAGATCATAGGTATAAGCTTCTCTTTTATCTTTGAAACCTGGAGCTACAATTTTTGCACCAGCTGCGTTATTTTGCAAAGCGGGGGTTTTACCTCTCCAGTTCCTTCCTGCAGCACCAGAAGTATTCATTTCTCTGAGCAAATTGCTTTTTTTTGCTAAAGCATACATGAATTCTTTTTCTGGATCACCTGTGTAATCGCCAAAAGACCATTTTCCATTGTAATATTTCATAACAAGACTACCAGCAGCAGTTTGTGAAATCTTCAGCTCACAACCTGCAGTTGTATTTCCTTTTTTTATAGTCAAATCTGGTTTGTCGTGTGAAGCTCCGGCAGTTCCGCCAGTGCTTATATTGTATTTTCCTAGAGCTTCGTATGCGTTCTCTTCGTAAAGAAATCCCTCTTGCGCCGCCATATCAATCCCTAACTAGTTGTGTCATTTCAACTATTTATAAACAAAAAAGGGTTGGACCTTCCGATCCAACCCCTCTTTTTTCGCAGTAATGTCGGGCGGAACCCCACCGTGCTCCCGACTGTTCCTTCGGTATTACCCTCTGTGCCTCATTGCGTCTAGATTCGCATAGAACTGCCTTGATTTTATTTAGTCGAAATACGCGACTTTTTTTTCGGTTCAACAAAATATTTTTCAAGCATGAATGCTGGAGTCCAGCCATCAAACCCATACCCACGATTGAAATTGGTCTTAGCAACTTGAGCATCTTGAACCGTGAGATAAGTTCCAATGACTTGTTCAGTTCGAGTTTCTAGTAGATCCCAAGCCTCACCGCTCTTCATAATCTTGTAATTCATCATGCAAATCCTTCAAAATCTTTCTTACCAAACTTAGACTTCTTTTTATAGAAATCGCTATCACGTTCGCCGAAGTCAGTTTTGTCCATTACCGGTCGATCGTCAACCAACCCTTCCTGAGCATCCTGTTCAACATCGAACAATTTCATCTTAGACCGATCGATACCAATAACAAACCTACGATACGATGCAGGATCGTTGTATCGATTCTTCAGCTGCTTGACCATAATCTGACCGAGACCTTCTAGTTCCTCGGACGTAATAAGAGCAAACATGAAGTCAGCCGTCGCCGGAAGACCAAACGACTCGGAAGTATCTTCAAGACCCACGTCGCTGTTACCGAAACCAGAACGAGTGGTCTGGGTTGCAGAAACGATTGGAACATTGAACTCAACTGCCAAGCCACGAAGCTCCTCAGCAATCGCCTTCACATACATGTAGGAGTTGACGTTGTTGCCGTACTTCATTCTAGACGAAGCGCAGATGTTCAGATAGTCGATGTAGATTATCTCTGGGCTAAAGTTCTTTTTCAGCTTCAACTCATTGATCAGGTGACGGAAGTTAGCTGAACCAGCTGCAGCTGTAGGATACTCCTTGATGATCAACTTACCAGTCGTCTTGTTCTTTACGCGTTCAAGCTTCCGGTCATAGGTTTCCTTGTTCATCTCACAGAGCTCATCCATGCTAACATTCATGAGATTAGCGTCAATACGCTCGGCGATGCGTTCCTCAGCCATTTCCATAGTGATATACAGAACGTTCTTGCCATCAAGCAGATTGCCAGCCGCGCAGTGACACATGAACAAAGACTTACCCACACCCGTTCCCGCGAGCGCGATGTTTAGTGTCTTGTTCGGCAGACCGCCCTTAGTGATACGGTTGAAGTAGTCTAGGTTGAATGGAACCTTAGATTCCTTGCGGTGATAAAACTCGTAGCGAGAGTCAGCATCATCAAGGAAGTTGTGACCGATGTTTGTATCAAAACTAATTCCCAAAGCATCAGAAAGGATCTGAGGAATGCTACCCTTATCCTTCTTCTGATCCTTGTTATCTAGAATCTGAATGGATTGCATGATCGCGTTATAGACCGAACGTTCCTGAACGAACTTCTCGGTCTTATCAACAATCCACTCAAGCTCGGTTTTAGGGTCGTAGTCTAGAACCTCTATGTTACTGACGATAGTCTTGACCTGATCATCGTTGATCCCATTCATACTAACGAGATCGATAGCGAGAGCTTCCTTGGTTGGAAAGCGATTATACTTCAGTACATAACCTTCAATGAGCTCGAAAAGAACCTTATCATCACGGTCTTGAAAATGCTCCTTCTTTAGGAATGGGATAACCTTTCTACCATAGTCCTCACGAAAGACTAGGTTACCGAATATGACTTGTTCAAAACTGCTCAATCGTTACTCCCTTCTAATTTTAGAATACCCAACACGTAATTCTCTGACATATCCTCCGCGTATCGCAGAGTATGATCAACCACTTCTCTGGTTCCCATCAGAACGTCATTCTCGTAGAACTCCACGAGAAAACCTTTGTCCATTTTGTAAATCGTCGAGTGTCGGACATTTCCAGTCTCGCTGGAAATAGTGTTTTTGATACATTCATTCTTCATCGCGAATCATCTCTCCTTGTCCAAGCGAATACTTTTCCTTGATCCATTCTGCGAACCTAGTCTCTTCAAGGATTGCCTTCCAGAAGTCACTGTTATCAATGATGTCAGCCGCACGATAGTTCTTACCCATGATCTCACCAGTTTCCTGATCAACACGTGCATACCAGCCTTGCTTTGGCTTTACAATGAATTGACCCTCTAGAGCCAGGTCAAGCATACCAGACCACCTATTGATACCCGAATCAAAACTGACAGTGATAGGAATCTTAGATTTCTCCTTGAGGTAGCGAGACTTCTCAATGTTAATAACAAAGTGATAGCCAAGAAGCTCCTTGTCATCCTTGTCCTGCTGACGACCAATGATCCAGATGTTGTCAGCTGAGTAGTAGATGCCAGTTCCACCGCTGACGACTGCCTTAGAATACATCTCCTGGGTCATATAGACGTGATTGACCACGACCATAGGAATGTCCTTGAGAGTCAGGTGAGGAGTGACCATACGGAACAGAGACTTCAGCTGCTTCGCGCGAGTCATGTCAGCAGCAGAGCTCTGCTTCATCGCATCCTCAACTTCCTTCTTCGAAGCCAGGTTACCGACCGAGTCAATGATGATCATGATCTTATCATTACGCTTGATCTCACTCAGCTGATGCATCACATCAAACTTGAGCTGCTCGATATCAGTGATGGGTGTATGGACCACGGAATCTAGTGGTACGCCGAATGAGGTGAAGTAAGATTCTGGCGTACCGAATTCTGAGTCGTAGAATAGGATGATACCATCCGGATTCGCTTTCAAAAATGCAGAAGCCAGCAGCAAGCTAAATGCGGTCTTGAAGTGTTTTGATGGCGCAGCAAGAACCGTAAGCCCAGGAGTCAATCCGCCATCAATCCTACCGGAAAGAGCGACGTTGATCATAGGAACTCGAGTAGGAATCATATCCTTCTTGCCGAAAATCTTTGAATCGGTCAAAGTTGCAGTAAAATCAATGGTGCTGTTTTTTATCAGGCGTTCTCGTAGTGACATATGTTTCTCCTTATTGGAACTTCATTATACCGTCAAAGGCAAGATTAGTCAAGCAGTTTATCCATCTTCTTGATGAACGCATCAACACTCTTGATACGATCCTTACCTGGCCACTGAATGATATCTTTCTCTGGATTCTTCTTCAGATTCAAAAGCAAAGGCATGATCATATCTCGAAGCTGTTTGAGCTTCTCTTGATCAACAACTCTTTCTACCTTAGTGAAATCATCTTCGTTCGCAAACGTGAAGCCAAAATCGTGTTCTTGTTCAGCCATTTTCTTTCTCTTTTCTTGCTCTTTTTTTGCCGCGTCTAAAATAGACGGGTGATGATTTTCGCACTGCGGGATACACTCTCGGTATAGACCACACGGACACCCGCCACCATAGTCATACTTCGCCAAAGAACGACTCCAGGCTGCTACGTTGTTCCGTATCCCAGCCGATGATCTCTAGGATCGACTTGATGGGATCGAGGAATGCCTTTTCGAATTGCATATTATAATCGACATACCGATGGAGATCTAGTTCCTTAGGTAGGTCTTCGGCGACTGAGATCACCGTGTCGCCTAGAATGTTGGGCGTCTTGAGATAGGCAAACTTGATTTTATCACCGTCGCCGATCAAAGGATACTTACGGGTCAAACCCTTACGGTTCAACAGATCGTTATACAGCAGAGCTCCCTTCACGTGAATCGGAGTCCCTTTGATGTAGATCGTCGAGCGATCCTTATACTTATTGAGACCCTTCATACCACGCGGGAAAGCCACGTCTTCAAAAGGCAGCTGCATGAACCTTTCCTTGAAATCGGCGATATATTTTTGAACCATTGCCTCATCGCCGTTCATGATCAGCTTGATGGCTTCCTTGATGCTAGACCTGCATGCCTTCGGAGTTGAAGATCTAACAGCCTCGATGCCTTGAATCTTCAGCTGAGGCTCGTTGTATTGCACACCCTCAATGTTCCAGGCATTGAGAATATACATCTTCTTACCGCGCCAGATGCCTTTGTCTGCGATGGTCTCTCGCTTCATAAACATCTTTTGCTGGTACGCATTCATATAATCCGCAAGCTCTTCGTAGGACTTGTTGATAACTTTCTGAATCTTTTGCTCGCAGAAAGCGTCAATTGCCTTTACAATCTCAATAGTGTCGTCTGATTCAACCAGGCGTGATAGAGGCTCCATGTTGACGTAAATCGAATCGGTATCCGAAGCGATGACGTAGTCAACCTTATCCGTCTTGAGAGTTCGGTTGAGATACTCGTTCATCTTCCGCTCGATCCAGCGGATAGACAGCTGACCAGACATAGTGATCGCCTCAGCCATATCAAAGCTGAACCACCTGAAATATTCATTGCCCAGAGCGCCGTAGGCTGAGTTTAGCTGAATCTTTTTGGCAAGCTGCAGATTGTGATACCTGGAGATATCGTTACCGATCAGCCTACGTTCCTCGGTCTTTTCCTTCGGCGTGTTCTCAAGCAGCTGCTTTGCTTCAAGCATCTTCTTCTTATACTCAACGCGATCGTTATACATCTTTTCCATCAGCGCAGGCAAGAAACCCTGCTTGTCTTTCCGGAACTTTACTCCATTCGCTGCCACTGCGTGCGGACCTTCAATAACCGCATAACCTTCAACCAGTGACTCAACGACGGGAAAGAAAGGTTCCTTCTCGACGATCATCTCGGGGCTGATGTTATATTGCATGATGAGGTGAGGATAGAGGCTGTTTAGGTCGAAGGAAACGACCCACTTGCTCATACCAATCTTCGGTTCCTTGACGTAACCACCAACCAGATTATCGTAGTTCGCTGTCTTTTTGAACTGATGAATGACGATGTTACGATCAAGAAGATAGTTGTGAATGATCACATCCCATGGGCGAACGGTCGTCATCGTATCAGCGTAGTTGACCTTAGCGTCATAGGCGAAGGCAATCACCTGTTCGATGAACTTGAGCTTCTCCTCGAGCATATCGATCAGCGTAACGTCGTGCACGTTATAATCATAGAACTTCTGGGGATTTTGAACGTACAGCTCATTCAGAGAACCGTACTCGGAATAGTCGAGCTTCTTAGACCCGAGCTCTTTTTCTGCAATGTTATCGAGCCTATAGCTCTCCTGCATCTCAAACTTGAACTTTCTGTAGAGATTCAGGTAGTCAAGCACATTGACACCAGCTGGAGTGTAGGTTTGATTCTCTCTCCCTCGAACCTCAATCTTACGTTCCTCAAGGATACCCCAAGGCGAAAGTTTCTTGGCTTCGTTCTGACCCAAGACAACGTTGATTCGGTTAACCAGATAGGGAATGTCAAAGAACTCGATATTCCAGCCGGTCACGATATCCGGAAGGTAGCGACCAGACTGCCAGATCTTCAGAAAGTTGCTAAGAAGGTGCCACTCATCCTTACACTTGATGTAGTGAACGCCATCGGCTGGTGTGTAATCCTTCATGCCAAACAGCACCTTCTCACCCTTACGACTGAGGGTGATAGCGGTTACTTCCTTGTCTGCTTTTTCAATGTCGGGGAATCCGTCTGACGAATCAGTCTCGATGTCGATACCGATGATGTTGATCTGTGATGTGTCATACTTCATATCGCCATGAAACTTATCATGAATGAAGAGGTACTGGAAGTTGGTCAACCCGTAGATGTCGTAGTTGGAGACTTCTTCATACCTCTTGATAAAATCTCTCGCGTCGGAAATTGATTCAAAATCCATCCTGTTGACAGGCTTTCCGGCGAGGGTCTTGTATTTTGTGCTGGTCTTTCCGTCCGAGGGAATGAACATGTATGGCTTGTAGTTGATTACGTCGGCGATCCGACGACCATCCTTGTAGCCACGGAGATAGACTTTATCCCCTCGCGAAAAAACATTGGTGTAGAAAAACATGCGCCACCTCTTTCATTCATCATAACAGTATAACCCGGATGGCGCGAAAAGTCAAACGAATATATGCAGCGCCTCACTATAATGAGCCTGACGATCCGCAAGACCAATTGTGCCTCCGTTGATTTTCTTCGTGGCTGCTACCACGTCTCCTCTGTCTGCAATCTCATTCAAACCGTTCTTAGACCAGAACCAAGCAGCTGACACAGCAGCACCGTCTGGTGTTGAAAGATATTCGACAGCTTCTTCAACACTCATGCTCATATCGTTGGCAAAACGAGCGTAGTTGTCGTGTCCGGTTAGCTGAATCAGACCACGACCACGATAACGATACCCGTCGCCACTTGACTCCGGACCGTTACCCATTCTGTTAGCGTAAACTCTGTTAGCGATCTTTTCGGGATTTCTAGCATACGCGCTCGGATTGACATCCCTAAAATACCGAGGGAACACCACCGGAAGACGTTCGGCTCTGTAGTTTAGATTCTCTTCGATGTGCGTAAGACCGCCAGACTCGTGACCCACCTGAGCCATAAACATGGCAATTCTTCCGGGAGTGTCGATCTGAAAAAGTATCAACGCATGATTGAGTGGTTCGACGTAACGATCGATAACGTTCGCTGGCGTATGATCAAAAAACTTGGCTAATTGTTCTCTTGAAACAAGCATGATTATCTCCTAACAAATATGGGGAGCCGAAGCTCCCCATACTTATATCGGCGAACAGAAGTCAAATGCCTCTAACTCGTTTCATCCCACAAGCTATAGCGTTAACATCAGTGCGATTTAGACCGATATCTCTTAAATCGCGATCTGACAACCTACTAAGATCGGACATTTCTCTCCGAAAATTCATCATACTACAAAACCAGTTATAGACATCTAACATTTTTTCTTACTCCGTCAGCAGGGTTTTACCGGTCGAATCGTTAGCGTCAACGATTTCGATCTTCTTTGGCTTCTTATCTTCTGGAATGATATTCTCAAGCCAAACTTTGAGCATACCATTGATTAGGTGAGCGTTGTTGATTACAACGTTGTCCGCAAGAGTGAATTGGCGCGTGAATGCGCGGCTAGCAATTCCCATATGCAGATAGTTTGTTTTCGGCTCTGAATCAACCTGAGAATTACCCTTGATCAGAAGCTTGTTGTTCTCGAGTGTAATCTCGATATCCTGCTTGGCGAAACCAGCAACAGCCATTTCGATGACGTACTTGTTTTCGTCAGTCTTTTTCAGGTTAAATGGGGGATAGGTTGCGGCAGCGTTATTAGCGAGCCACTCAGCGTTTGCTCGAAGATTCTTGGCGATTGTATCAGCGCCAACGAAAAAACGATCGAAATTGCTTGTATCCAAATTATATGTTTTCCAATGAGTCATAGTCGTTCTCCTTATAAAGCGAGATTGAGGTTAATGCGTCCCGAAAGGCAACGCAAGGTTATTTATAGGCTACTTTTGCAAAAAGTCAAGTCTAATGAAACTTTTTTTTCATCCGTTCCTTGGAAGTGACGTAGATAGTCATTGTATCGCTATTGAGAAGATAAAGAGGAGACAGGTTGTTTTCTTTGAACACTTTACCAGTCTCTAGAGCATAAATAAAGGAGTTGTTCTTATCTTCCTCTATCATAATTTCTGCTGCTTCGCGAATAAACTTCTCAGGGACAACTTGCATTGTCATAAACGATAATGTCATATCTCTTTACCTTAACGGATGGTGATTGAAATGTTTGGTTTCGGATTAGGCAAACTCGGTTTGTATCTTGTAATAGCTCTAGTTATTTCAGGTGCTCTAGGTGGAATTTATATAAGTTGGAAACGTGGTATTGAACACCAAGCTTTCCTAGAACTCAACCAGAGACAGTTAGAACAAACCGTAAGAGAACAAGAACAGTTTACGAGACAGCAGCAAGCGATTGCTGAACGTCAACGAGCCATAGCGCAAGAAATGGCACAAAGAAACCAGACTCTCCAGAGAAGAGTCGACCAAACAAATCGTATTATAAACTCCAATGCTAATGATAGACCAGCATCGGATGTTTTGAAACAGACAATCGACCAGCTAAGAAGTGAAGGTAGACCAAGATGAGAATGATATTGATTCTAAGTCTGTTTCTGCTAACAGCATGTGGGAACGAAACTATGACGATTCGTTCAACCAGAAACGTAGTTGTAACTCCAGATGAAGGAGTCTACAACTGCCAAGTTGTAGATACGTTTCCTGAGTCAGCAACCCTCACCGACTCGCAGGTTGCGAGACTCATTGTCACGTTATACCAAAACAACGTGCAGTGTAGGAATAGCATTGACGCTATCAAGTCTTTTCTAGAGAACGCAAGACAGACTGTCTCGGCTGAACCTAGCGCCGAGACTCCGAGTCTTCCTCGATAACCGGACGACCAACCATGTTGATGCTGGTGTTCGAGATCTTACGAGCGAAATCGACTGCCTCGTTGAACATAGCGAATCGCTTGGTGCGCTCGACCAGGAACCCGAAGTTCTTCGACCCACGATCGTTGTTGACCTCGGCGTACGTGCACTTATAACCAACCATCTTATTTCTCCTCTCTCATCATATATAGGTTACTATAACCTATTTTTATAAAAAAGTCAAGGAGTTTTTTACCCTCGACGCGATAAAGAACCGATTTTGGTCATATCCTCGTTCTTACTGAGCAGCTGTAACCCACCCTTGTTATAGAGCGGAACTGCCCGACTAGCCTTCTCGAGGATGGCTGCTTTGGTAGAAGCCGACTCTTTATGCAGGTTAGCCATAATCCCACCGACCCTACCACCGTCGACGACCGTATTGCTCAGCTTGACCTCATCGACCTTGTAAGAAGGTAGCGGCGTCCTATACTGCTTCGCCTTGGCTAGCTGATCAGGGTGAACGTTGTTACGTCGAAGCCACGCTTCATGCTCTGCCTTGGCTCGTAGCTGCTTGGCGTTGAGCTTTCGCTTACCGCTGCCATGGTTGTTGAAATGGGGACCGAGAAGCTGCATTGTATATTCCTCAGGTCGAATAGCCGCGCTGGGCGCAGGTGGGTTGGACCAAACGAGTACCGCGAGGCAGCTGCGACAGACGTTCTAGAACCACTGCCCGACAGTGATCCTCGGAACGAAGGTTGGGCACCTCTACGTTGGTTCGAGCACCGGAACCTGCAACCAAAGCGAACGTAAGAACGTAAACGAGCATGGTTTTCCCTTTCAATAAAAAGAACCAGCGTGTAGATCGTTAACCTCTTCTTCTTCCTCCTCGACGATCGTCTTGAGGCGAATCGAAGCCATGAGCTCCTGAGCCTGTTCGTCCGGACAGTACCGAATCAGCGAGCTCTCAAGCCAACCGACGTAGATGGCGTATTGCCGCAAACGTTCGTGAATTTCTGGCTCCGATTCAATACCCTCGAACACAGCGTCCAAGAGCGTCATAACGGCGATATAATTCTCTTCTCTCATTTCATTCTCCTTTCGAAGGTGTTAACCTTGGTACTCAACCGTCGCCTTGATATAAGCCTCGCGGTCGTAGGACAGACCCTCGCGGAAGCAGTAGTAGCCGTAGTCGCCACCCACGTCCGCAGCCTTCACGTGCTGACGTATGGCATCGCCGACCGAGATTTCCTGCGCCGTAGCAAGCTCGAACATCCGATCGATCCAGGAGTTCCAGGCGCGGTCATGACCCTCGCGCTCGCGCTCGAGCTCGCGGTCAAGCTCGATGCACATGGCTTCCCATAGACCCTGCTTGTCGTCTGGGCTCAAACCCTTCCAGACCCGCATGAAGGTAGCGCCAGGGCGAGTGCCATAGGCATCCTTGTGGAGGTCAGAAACGGTCGCATCATCGTAGGTGTAAATCATATTCATATTCCCTTTCCTATAAGATCATAATAGCGCGTTTTTGAAAATAAGTCAAGGAGTATTTTATTAAAATTTGTTAATTTCCGCCAGAGCAGCCTTACCAGCTTTGCCGAGAGCGTTGTTTGCGGTCAAAATCTCCACCCCCAGGTCGTAGCTGATATTACCTTCACGGATAGCCACGACGACCTGACGCTGGATCGCGAGTTTGCGCTCCGCCGCGTTTACGTTGGACCTCAACCGAGTACCCGTAGAGTTTGGGCGAGGACGTAGCGCATGCTGCAGAGACATCGGGAGCTTCGCGAGATCAGCCAAGGTTTCAATTTTCGTGATCATATCGGTATCCCTTTCCTATAAGATCATAATACCGCGATTCCGTAAAAAAGTCAAGCACTTTTTTTTAAAAAAAGATTAAAAAAGATTAATCTTTGGGGTCTTGCCAGGGCGGCACTCGCTTAGGTCCGGCAGCCTGGTCGCCATTAGCCTCAATTCTCTTCATAACTTCCTCGTATGCTATCATATAACCCTCGCTCCACGTCATATGAAGACTCAGATCAGTATCATAGTTATATGGATTATCTGCGAAATGACGACCACGCTTATAGTCGTCATAGCCACTCCAGTATGCGTCGATCATTAATCTTCCTTTCGGCTAACTTGCGGACGAAGGTATATTTTCAGCATGGTATTATCTACCTTGTAAGAACCAAATGTATTGTAACGAAGACTTACACCTTCTTCCGCAGCCTCCGCGTTCAGTTCTTTACGGAACTTCACAACGTCGTCGTAATACAGTTCCACTTCGGCGCGACCTTCGTTCGCCAAAGATTCCCAGACATCGTCAGTGTGAAATTGTTTCATATCGTTCATCCTTTCAGCTAAACTTCCGGAGGTATATGTCGAGCCGACCATCAGGCAGGGAGTTAATCCGGAGGCTCACACCCTCGCTGGCAGCCTCGGCATTCAGCTGATTCCGGATCCAGCGACGAGCGACCTCATCAGCCACATTCCAATCTACGGCGGCAGCGAAAACCGTAGCATCAGAGACCCTAGCATTACCGAAGGTGGCCAAGGCAGTCCAGATATTAGTGGTGATCATATCGTTCTTCCTTTCGTTCATCATATAAGCATAATAGCCTATTTTTGAAAATAAGTCAAGCACTTTTTTCAAAAAAATCAGGCGGCGACCTTGAACCCTTCGAGCGCGGTGTACGTCACGAAACCATCATTCCGCAGAATCAACAGCGGAGGGTTGGACTTCAGCTTCTCCACCCAATCCTCGAGGGTGTAGTGCTTGCAGAGGATCTTGATATATTCGCTCCTCTTAACCGAGCCACGATACTTGAAGCGAGCGATGAAGTTACCCTTGTAAGAGAGGTAGCCACCGTGATACATGAAACCGCTACGTTCAAACTTCGTCATCGTTTTTCCCTCGTTCATCATATTTTCATCTTACCCTAGCTCGGTAAAAAAGTCAAGGAAAAAGATAACCAACAAAAACAAAGGGTTAGCAGAACGAATCCACTAACCCTTTG